GTAATGAGTAAGTCGCGGGTTCGAGTCCCGCTTTCGGCTCCGACTTAAAACCGCTTATTACATTGTGAATTAGGCGGTTTTTCTATTTTCTACAGCTTATTACGATGATTAAAAAAAGGATTTGAATTGTAAATTTACAATTCTGTGAGTATCCCTGGAGTATCCTTAAATTTTTTAATCATTATGGCAACTCTATCACTTACCATTTTCAAGGCAAAAGCATTAAAAGACGGAAGACATAAGATAAGAATTGCACTCCGTCACAAGCATGAAACAACATATATCGTCACACGATTCATTATTTCAGAGAACCAGTTTAAGAACGGTCAGGTCGTGAAGCATCCAGAGGCATCTGCGATAAACCGGAAACTTAGGAACATCCTTGATGACCTTCAAGAGAAACTGGACTCAATAAAACATCTTGAACTTTATTCCTGCCGGCAAATTAAAGAAATCATTTCTACAGACAATCTTTCCGATGAGCAAACCTTTTCATCAGCATGTAGCAATTTTGTAGACTATCTCAAGTCTGAGGGAAGAGATTCATACGCATTATCTATTGAAAGGGTGGGGAGATATTTTCGTGACTTTGCAAGAGGTGACATACTTCTCTCTGATTTAACCCCGTCACTAGTCCAGAATTTTGCCGCATTCATACGGAAGCGGAAAGTGACTGAAACTACAGTAAACACAATGCTTGCCCAAATGAAATCTGTCGTCAATAGAGCGATAAGAGAGTGGAATATATCTTACGATATACATCCTTTTGTAACGACTAGAATATCTGCAGCCCCTATCAGGAAGCTTGATCTGACAGTACAGAATTTTAACAAGATTCGTGAATCTTCACCAGAAAAGAGAAAGCTGATTATGGCACGTGACCTTTTTTGCCTTTCCTTTTACTTGGGAGGGATGAATCTTATAGACATTATGCAAACAGACTTTAGAAAAGATGTATTGGAATATTCACGCTCAAAGACTAAAGGGCGAATGCAGTCGGATAGTGTAATCACATTTACAATACCGTCTCAAGCAAGAGAGATAATATGCAGGTGGATGGATAAAAGGACGGGGAAACTTGATTTTGGGTATAAATTCACATATCACAACTTTTCTCAGTATGTTACGTATTCTCTTGGAGATTTGGCTGAAGAGTTAAATATTGATGAACGTGTTACATTTTATTCGGCCCGCAAGTCTTTCGCTCAGTACGCCTCTGAAATAGGTATTCCTGACGGGATAATAGACTACTGCTTAGGCCACTCAGACAAATCAAAAGGAGTTATACGATACTACACCAAAGTCCGGCAGAAACAGGCTGATATGGCCATATCTCGTGTGATTGATTACGTGAACAACCCGGAAAAGTACAAAGAATATATCGAACTGAGGTCTGATATTATGATGATGAGAGGGTAATTTGTCTGACACTTTATCTGTTATGTTATGTATGAGGCAATGGAGCCACTACATAATATTTATTGTAATATGAAAAGAATTATCAACAAATGCCCATGCTCGTTAGAAGCTTGGGTTGGGGCAGATGAACCTGTCTTTAGCGAACAGAATCTTTACTTCTCTCGTAAGGTTGAAGTGAAGGAGTATTTATACAAGAGACTCCAAAAGTACAAAGGCGAAATGGTGGAGTGCTATGTATATCAATTTTACAAGGGTAAACCGCGTGAAGTGCTTGTATCTTTTAATGTAAAATAGCCTAAAGTATAAGTCAATAAAAGCCCCTTCCGGATATTAATCTGGTTGGGGCTTTCGTTTGCAATAAAAGCAAACTTCTACACTGCAAAGATGTATATAATTTCCCAGAAAAGTTGTATATAATTATTGGAAAATATTGTATATCAGAATGGCTACAATCTTAAATTTAAAACATAGTAATATTTATATGTAAGCACTAATCATTTTTTATATCTATGGATTTATATAATCTGCTTAGAAACTCATAAGATACATATTCGTTCTTAACTGGATTTTGTTGTAAAGTTGAAGGGAAACTTATGTATTCCATACGTGATATATTATTTATATTTTCTTTCAATCTTATATCTTTTAGTTCAAGGTTATTGAATAAATCTGCATCTAAATATAATTGTCGGGTTTTGTTGTTTGACAAAGAACTAAAAGAGTTAAAGAATAAAAGTACGAGTTCATCTTTTGATAATTGAGCACGGAATATATCTGAATACTTTTTAGGATAGTTGAATCCTGAGACCATTTCCAGAATATAATAAGCGTTTCTAAAATATGTACCAAGTTGATTTATATATTTAGAAAAACAAAAGTCAGCAGTTTTCGATATAGCTTCTATTATTGGTTTAAAGTTATTCTGTTTAAGATAAGTTCTTATAGCTATTAAGCAAATATAATCGTATGTATTTAAATTAATAGGTATTTGATTAACAACGCCTCCAGATTTACTCCAATTATATCCGTTATAAATATTATTTATAGCAATTGCTAAATAATTGTATGAAGAATACCATTGTATTGTAGATCTATTTGATGGAATGATTTCTTTTGCGAATTCCTCTTTGGATAAATAGTTTGGTATATTATTTCTTATTTCTACGTAAAATATACAACATAATTCAAAAGTTATTTGTTGATAAGTCTTTTCAGTAGTACAAAATTCCTCATATTGAATAATGTTCCAATCATGAAGTGTTTTATCATATTTCCAATCTATTTTTTTTACACGTAATGAATCACGATAAGAAATGAATATTTTAAGCATTTCAAAGAATGTAGATCTTTCCTCACTATTCAAAAACTGCTGTTTATTTTGTTTTGATGTGTATAATACTCCGATAAATGCTATTAACCCTGTAATAGCTCCAAGGATACTTCCAAAATCACCCCAATGAAATTTACTCCTTTCTGAAATAAAAAAACAGCATAAAATAGAGAATGCTATTATTGATATGGTAATTATCCATGATCTTTCATTTTTTATATACTTCTTCAATCTTCTCATAATTTGTAGTTTAATGTATTTTCCGCATTAACTACAAATATACTACTTCTTGAATATTTTAAGCACCAATAATCCTATTATCACTATAATTACAATAAATGAGAGTTCACCAAGTCTAATTTTTATCTTTTGATATAAAGTAAGTTCCTTTTCTACTGGGTAAGGAACTTTTTCCTTTTTGGAAACAACCACTTCCTTCGCTGGAAGGTAAACCGTATCCGGCTGAGTTTTCATCTTCGCCAGTAGATTACCTAGGCTATCAATGGTAAGCTGCGCCTGAGCGTTCTTACTGTTTGCGATGTCCAACCATTTCAGTACGACCTTCCCGTTCTCGTCGCACTCTAACAACGCCCGGATGGTGGCACTGTCAGGAGGGATCTGTACTTCAACCAATTTCTCTATTACCACGCTATCAGCTTTGGTTTCAACCGGAACATACTTCACTGTCTGGCAGGAATAAATGAGAACGAGGCACATAAATGGAGCCAGCGTAATACACCAGCTCACCTTATCCATTATGTATTCGTATAACTTCATGGCTTCACAACGATTTCAGGGACAAAAGGATATTCGCTCCGCACATCGAAGCAAGGACACATCTTCGTCCACTCTTCAGGTTCCACGATACCATCACCGTCCAGGTCAGGCGATGTGTCACGATGCCCCAGCACCTCGACAATCTGGTACTTTCCGCAAAGCTCCTTAATCAGTTTGGCTAACGCTTTCTTCTGTTCCGGTGTTCGGGTGTCAGCTGCCTTACCGTGCGCGTCCAGACCGCCCACATAGCAGATACCAATTGAATGTTTGTTGTACGACACACCTGAGAATCCCTTGCTATTACAGTGCGCCCCGTCAATAGTGAGCGAACGGCCAACTTCTACCGTACCATCCAGCCGGATAACGTAGTTGTACCCAATACACTGAAAGCCACGGGATACGTGCATCTGATTAATCTCCTTTTTACCTATGTCCAGCCCGGCACGTGTGGCTGAGCAGTGAATTATTATTGAATCTATTTTGTTCATAATAAAATTACATCTATATTTGTGGAGTTCTGCCAATGGTAGGATGGTTAATAAAAAATTTATTACAAGGAGTGCAGTGGCACTCCTATTTTATTTTAGTTCAGTTCCTTTTCTTCAGCACACTAATCCGTTTCCCGTCTTTGAAATACATTCGTGACATGTTCTTATCACGAACAAATCTTCTGTCCATCGAAAAATATCCATGCTTCCCGTCACTGAATACCGCCCTTTCGCCGGTCTTAAACCGAATCGGCATATTAGGCAGTCCATTATTCATGGCCGCCAGTATAAGCAATCTGCGTCTTAACAAAATCATAAAGTACCTCCCATCACAGCTATATTATTAAGAATACTTACCTGATACGTCCTGTTGGCCCTGACAACACTGCTTCCTATCCATTTCACACCTTCAGGAAGATTCAGGACGGTAGGCGTAACACCACTTGAAAACTGGAACATGTACTCATTGGCAATGCCTGGAAAGCCTTTTCCAAATGTGACGTTAAGTACGGATACTTCTCCGAACACATGGAACACGTTCGGAAGAAGCTCGGCACTGACCTCACCCGTACCAGCATTCACGCTGGATATGCAGCCATTGCCATAATATTCCCCATGGGTATAGATAGCCCGTATCTCCTTGATGTAGGAAACGGAATCAGGCAATATGTTACCGGCTTCCAGTTCTTTCTTGAAGGTGGCATATTTCAAATAATTGTTGAATCTCTTTTTCGCCATGTCATTGGGATTTATGGGGGGCTCTGATACAAAGCCCCCACATATTATTACTCGGTTTCCTCATTCCATGCAAACGCATCATCAAGATCCTGTTTAGTGGCATACTGCTTCAGAGTCTCGTTCGTTGCATAGCTGGTCAGTTCAGCCTTGGTCGCATAAGTGGAGGAAAGCCCTTCGATAGCCTCACTCAGTGCAGCTTTTGTGGCATAGGTGTTCGCCACATCTACAGCCTTGGCATATCCAGCCAAATCCTCTTCGGTAAGAAATCCTTCGAGGTCAGCTTTCTTTGCATACGCTGTCAAATCGACCGTACCACCCAAGGAATCCCAGTTGGTTTCCACACTTGCCTGATTGGCCGTTTCTCCGATGTAGACGAAGTTCGTTTCAGCCGGATATTTCTTGCCGTTCAGGGTAACTTCTGCCGTAACGTTATATACGTGGCCTTTCGATACAGAAGACACCCCTTTCAGGGCACTAAGGTCTGCCAGAGTACCCTTTGGCACATATACGGCACCAAGCGCGTTGACCTTGTTTGTCAGTGTGTCAACCAGACCTTTCAGAACTTTACCCTGCTCGGCGGAAAGTGCCTTATTAGTCCCGCCCGTTGTGAGGTCATTGATAATCTGGATGAGTGTCTGTGCACCGACGTCAAGACGAATCCATCCGCCATAATCAGCCTGGGTAATCTTTGTCATGTCCTTCAGGACATACAGAGCCGGTTTGCCGTCCCCGTTATCTCCAACAACGACCAACATGCCGTTATAAGTATTCTTTCCTGAATAGGTAGCTGCGGCAATAAGGTCTTTCTTGTTTGGAACAAGCTGACGGGCATCCAGTGGCGCCTGTCCTCCAGGCTCAAAGTTCACGGCAAAGGAAGCAACACCCGCAGGACGGTTTCCTGTTGTCGAAGCCATCGGCATGACATTGTTCATCGGCATGGCAAAGGGAACTTCACGGCTGTTTCGTGCAAGCATGGCTATCACTTCATCCGTAATTTCCTCGCCATTATATGTGTCCGGCTCGTCTACAAGTTTTTTCCCGGCATCGGAAACTGTGAAGCGAAGTTGTAATGCACCGGACATGGCACCTGTCGTTGTCAGCTTCTTGTATGCAATCTGAACACTTTGTACGGTCTTGTTTCCTGCATCAGATACGGTGTACTTGTCCGTTCCGAAGACTTCCCACTTTCCGGACACCGTATTATAGAACTCGACTTTTGACACATTCTTTTCTGAAGGGAAGTAGAATTCAAGGCGGGTTCCGGTTGCTGCTTCAGAAGCAAATTTCGCTCCAATTAATGTATCAGTCCATTTCTGCAGCGGAAGCTTTGTATCAGGAGCTGCGGCAGACGGGAAATTGGTATCTCCGGCAGAGGTAGAAGCTGAGGAACCATTACAGTAAAACGGATAGGTACCATAAAGGTAGACAGCACCTGATTTCACAGTACCTTCAGGAAGCGGATTAGGGGACACGGTCGCCTTGTTTCCTTTTGAAGTGAGCAAGGTGTCACCTGCGCCATGATGAGCCTGGTAATTGTACTGCATCGTACCGAGTGTAACTTTCGTCGGCAATGTCTTGTTGCTTGTACTGTTTCCTACATAGATGAAAGACTGGTCATCGGAGATAAGTTCTCCTGCACGGTTCTTGTTTGCCTGGCCAACAACCGTACAATTACCACGGTTAAATCCTGTCTGAATCTGTTCTGAGGTAGGTGCGCTTTCACCAACCTCCAGAATCTTGTTGGCGGTAAAAGGAGACTTGAATGATATTGTTGCACTTGGTGCCTGTACCGTCGGCTGGATTTCCTCAAAGAGAATATCCTCGAAAATCTGGCTCAGCGTCTTTGTCTTCAAGGTCTCGACCTTTGTCCCAGCCGGAAGACCTCCCAGTTTCGAAGGAGTGGCAAGGCTGTCTGGCAATGATGTCTTGAACCTGATGAGTTCCGTCAGATCATATTCGGTCTTGCCTGATGATTTGGTAACGATAAGTTTATTGCTGCCTTTGTCAAAACTGACATCTGTGACACCGCTTCCTCCATAATTCACACCGTTCATCAACAGTTCTTTGGTGTCGGTTGCAAAATAGATAGCATCCAGATGTTTTGACGCTGCATCATAACGGGCCTTTAAGCCCCTGTAGAATTTAAATTTTGTTGTTGCCATAAAAGTCTGATTTTAACTGTTTGTTTCTTCATTCCATACTGCTTCTGTTATCTCCTCCCATTCTCCATCCTTCCGGCCGTATATCTTCCCGTCTTTTGGCGCATCAGGAATGGGAATGCTTCCACCGGTTGATATGTCAATGGAAGAAGCACCAAGGTTGACGGTGGCCATTTCAAGGTTAGGGACACTTATGCTGTCCTCTTCACAAGTTGTTGCAACAAGCCTGAAAGCCTCACACATGTCAACGGCAGTCTGTCCTTCCTTACCATAGTTCTCCCACAAAGTCAGCGAATACGTACCAAGGTGTTTGTGGTCCGTTCCATGAAAAGTAAATTTCAGCTTGTTTCCCTGGTATATCTCAAAATGGAAATCGAGAAATCTGCCTAGAGGATTCTTCAGCATGAGTTTCAAGTCCCTTCCTTCCAGTGGAACAGGCTCCTTGTTCGTGAGTATCTGCCAGGTGAAGTATATATCTTTCCCTATCCTTATCTTTCTCATATCAACTAGGTCATGAAACTTATTGTCATAAGTAATATTATGATTACGGAGTAGATGATTTCCGCTATCAGGCGTCTATCTGTCTTCTTCATCCTTTGTAACTTTTTCGATAATTTCGCCAGCCGTTGTGTACTTCTTTTTAATGTAGCCCACCAGCAGGCGCTTAATGGAAACCTTGTTCTTGATTCCGTGAATTTCACATACATGTTCCATGATTGAATCAAATTCAAATACAATAGCTATCCCCAGTCCGCACATTGACGATGTCGTATAGGAACAAATACCTACAGGCTGGAGAATAGCAACACCAAAACCGAATCCCAACACTAAATACGAATTATATTCGATGAACTTGCACATCGTTCGGCGGCCTGCTCTGGAAAAGCGGAAATCCTCTCCTCGCTTGACCACGCTGTCAATGATACCAAGGACAAAATCCGCTATAATCATGGCTACAATGAAGACCAGCATCCAGCGAAGCTCAAAGACAACGCTTCTTATCTCTCCTACAAAGGAGTAAGCCCCGGCAACAAGAATCTGCGGGGCTATGACGGTTATAAGGTTCTGCATCACTTCTTATTTACCTTACCACCGAACAACCTGGACAGCCATTCACTTGTTACAACCGACACGATACCAGTAGATGCCAGGGCGACAAACAACGCATCAATCACCACAACCCAGACGCTTGCATCTGCCGGAGGGAAACCGAGATTCATCCACCAACTGAAGAAGGTAACGATTACACCAACTACAGCAGTTACCCACATAGTCACCCACTTATTCATAGGATTGGATAGCTTCGAAGCGATAAATCCTACTACAGCAGGAACCACGACCGTAACAAGCCCGGTGAAGCTGGCAAATCCGGTCAGGAACTCCGGAACGGAAGGTTCTACACTAACGGAAGTCTCCGCGAAAACACTCACTACGCACATCAGCAGTGCGACCATCATGAAAACGAATCTTTTCATCTTACTAAGGTTTTAGATTAAACAAAAAATGCCCACAAGCGCATCCCAACTTAATGGAACACGCTCATGGGCGTAACTACTATTTCACACACAAAACTACTCATTTACCATCCTTTTTCAGCGAAGGTAAATGATATAAAAACGAACAAAGAATAAAAGGTTTCAAATCGACTGACACGCCTTGTCAGTAAGTTGGTAGAAGCCGGGTAGAATAAGCAAGCTAGTTACTATTTTCTACCCAATTTCTACCAGTCAAATAATTTTCAATACAGCTTTCTTTATTTCAGTTGTTTTCATTCATACCCATAAGTCCTGGCGGAACTTATTGGAACGGCTACTTTAAAAAATGATGGATTAATGTCAAAATCAGGTTTCCTGAGTGCCATTGGATTAAATTTGGAAGGTGATGCCAATACCGTAAATAACGGAGTTTATAAATTTGACTCACAACAGGACAATATGCCCGTGAATTATGGCATATTAGTGGCATTTTCTTGTGACGGATGGATTCGTATGCAATTATGTGCAGGTGGAGATAATGGATTAGCATATATAAGAATGCATTATAATAGTTGGACACCATGGAAACAACTATAATATTAATTTCCGAAGAGAATACTTCAGCTCGATAGAAGAAACATTCCCAGCCTTGTATGTAATCTTATATTTGTCAGTTCCGGTTCTGGATACCTCTATCGTAACGTTGCTCGTGTAGCTATATTCAGACAGCTTAGTTACACCAGCAGCATATATAGAAGCCCATGCCAATATATACGTGGCTAAATACTCCGTATTACTAGCACTAGCAGGAATTGAAAGTAAATATATACTTGCCGTGTTAGTTTCTCTTATTTCAACGGATTCCCCAACTTGAAGTATTGTTGTTACCGTGCTATTAATTCCAATAAGTTCCTCCAGGCAGATTTAGCACTGGCGGAACTTATTGGGATTGCAACATTAGAAAAATCGGGGCTTCACCCCGCTGCTAAATTCAGCCAGGGTGATAATGTTACATGATGAACATAGAGATGATGAATTAGCTGTATACAGGAAAGAGGATGGAGGATATTATCTATATACAGCTAGTTATAACTTATATGCATATATTATTAGCTCTTCGTTTACTCTATCTATTGTTAAAGGACAAGATGGCAACGGGCTTATTAAAATCAATAGGGCCTAATATTATAATCGAGTCCATTTAAACTATGATTAAAATTCTCTCCACTCTCCCCATGAATTACCACCATTAGAAGACATACGGGTAAACCGTTTATTGTCATATATGGACATTGCTATTTGCGTGTGATATTCACCTTGACTGAAATATAATAAATTCCCATAAGTGAATAAATCGAAGTTAATAGTTCCTAGAGATATATTAATCATATATACCCTATTATTCAAACAATTATCCGGATTTATGACAATACCACCATCCCTGAACCAAGTATTGTTAATCCCAATAAGTCCCGCCAGAACTGACGCAACCTGTTCTTTTGTCATCAATCCGATTGCATTTCCGGCGGCATTCACGGCCACAAAACTGGAGATGTCTTCCAAAGCTGGAAGAGCCAGTGTAGACTTCTTCAGTAGCTCCGTTTTCGACACTTTATGCGGAACGCCGTTTGTATCGTACACCTGTACCGTTTCACCATCTTCTTCCGTTGTCTGATTCTTCATACTTTCTGTATGTTTCAATAGATTGTCAGTTTCTTCACCTGTAAAGCTTAATACAAAATCTTCTTCTGCTGCCATAATTGTTTTTAATTTATAGTTATTAATGATGTTTCCAACGCTGTATAGATTATAATTGCCTTGTCTATAACTAATAAAATCCCATTCTTTTTACTTCAAAGAAGAAAGCACCTCCCTGACCGGTACCATATGCCATGTAATTCAGGGAGAATTCCGTATCACTTTCGATGCTTACGTAATATGTCCCGGATGAAAGTCCGACTCTCATCATCGGAGTGACCATTACCATATATTCATCTTTAACTGTGCCCCACTGGGTTGGCATGGTTACTCTATATTCTTTGCTGGATACTTTGGTAAATGACAATGTACTGCCATCGAATGTGTAATACTTTTTTGAATCATCTCTTAAATCAACATAACCTCTGGCCAATACCTTATCAGGACGCCCCATTGCGTAGTTGACATCCAAGTCCTCCCGGCATGTGACAATCCAACCGTAGAATATATCACCAAGACCATAGCCAATCAGCTGAACTATCTCCTTGTTCAATATCAACTCATTGTAACTTCTTCCATATTCGTAGAACTTTGCATTACTTGATGAGATTGACGCCTCTCCTGTACCAATGCAGCATACGGTAATCTTTCTTCCTATCTGTTCTTTTCCTGTTGGTATTGAATATACCTTTGTCCAGGAACCTCCACCTTCAATAATGATGTTATCATTGTAGTTCGTGTTAAATGAATCGGATACCTTGGAAAATGGACTTCTAAGGGAGCCGCGCATAAGCACGTCCTCAAAATATCCATTAATAGCTGTAACATCAACAAATGTTGCTCTTCCATCCGTATCTATCGTTGAATAGATTTTTTTCCCATCACCAATTTCAAGTTTCTTGGCTTTGATGGCACCGGCAATCAATTTCGATGTGATGATGACAGCCGCATTTATCAAGTCCGTATTGATAACCCCGCCTTTTATTATAGTCCTACCTGCCAGCGCTTCACCAACCAGGCTTTCCCATCCATCATATCCGATATACTGGGCCATACGGTCATTCACCTGTTCGGCGAAGTCCAAAGCATCGTCAAAGTTTGACATACCGTTACCGCCCAGTACTTCAATCATTCCTTCAACACGCAATCCCTTTGATGGTGAATAAAGGAAACAGCCATTCTTTCCTTCATGGCCGATTTGGAATCGGCATTCTTTCGTAACTTGGTCATACCTTGCCGTAAGTATGTCTCTCTCGCTTAATGAATAAGAATTTATCCCCTGATAGAAGGTAAGAGAAGGCGCACCGTCTCCGTATGCAGACAACACGATTGCAGCCTGATAGTCCGGGTCGGCTATGTCTCCAAGTTGTACCATCACGTCACCCACTTTGGGTATATCGCTTCCTTCGTCACAATGATTCACGGATACATCTATCCAGTTATCACCAACATTTTCCACCAGACGCCACCAATAGTGATTGGATACGCCGTCATACGCGCCTTCCTTAATATTAAAGGACTGTGAGCGTACTAAATTCCCTGGCTTAAAACGATTTTCTATGGCTTTCTCACCATCATCTGCAAGGAAGTAACAGCGATAAACAGAACCATAAGTTCCAGGAGATGAGTAACCTCTTTTCCCGTCTGAGAACTTGACTCCTTTACCATCCTTGAAACGAATTCCCTTTTTTTCTATAAACTCGACCTTAGTAATCGTTGCTCTGGCCCCGCTGGCGTTGAACATGAAGGAAGCTCCGGCCAGCTCGGTCTCCATTATTGAAAGTAACTGGAAGATAGCTTTCTTGCGCACGTACAGTTTGTCAATCCATCCGACAGACTCGCCGCCCTTTTCTGAAGAGAATGACATACCAGCACCCATCATACCAGTCACGAAGTCAATTGATTCCAGGAAAGGAGATATGATACCGCCAAGAAGCTTAATGAGATAGTTTGTCTGGTCTTCCTTGTCCTTTCTCAATAATGTTGCAAGTGACCGTTTTGCCGAAAATACGTTACTGTCCGATGGGGCAGTAGAATCATTGGTCTTAATCACATATATGCTACTTCCTCCGCCTCCAACATAAGTATGCCCTTTATACGTAATCGACTCCAGTTTCTCTTCCACATCATTAAGGCGAGAGTAGGGCATACTTTCCCCAATAGTATATACCGGAGAATCCCATGGAATGTCAAGGTTAAACTCCCATCCGAGAACACGGCTTTCACGGCCATTCTCAAAAAAGGCTTTATTGACCAGGTTTATCTTTTGCCCGAACTCGAAAAAGCGTTTCAGCTTGTCTTCATTAACCCATTCTGACCGGAGGGTAGTGTAGTATGTACCATCGTCCTTTTTTCGCTGGTCTGCTATCTTCTGCGCCTTCTCTTTCAGTTCCTGCTCCGCGTCCGGAATCATTTGTACAGAAACAAACTTTGGATCAAAACCGGAAAGGATATACTTGTCATCATTTTCAGGATATATGGTATCATCCGGCAATGGACGTCCGTAGTCTTCGCTGCGGACAATTTCCCAAAGCTGGCTTCCGTTGTTGTCCGGGTCAAAAATAACACCGAACTCCAATCCATTCATTTTGCCGGACTGAAAGATAATTGTCAGCTCTTGTCCCGGAAGTATGTAGTCCTTGGAGAAATTCAGGCCAGTATCACGATAGCGATAGTAAGTCACGGTTTCCTGACCTCCGTCTTCATTTGTAACGGTTTCCGTCCTCGTAGATACACTTGACATCGTATTTTCAAGTCGGGGATATACCTCGTCAAATACCACGATGTCTTCAATTGCTTCTTCCTGGCTCATGTCAGGATACACATCTATGTATGGCGTACCAGCGGGAAGCATAAGTCGTCTTTGCACAACTCCGTTTACTACCGTCTGCTCTTCAATGGGACGGTAGTTCTCAGGTATGTTTCTTGTAGATCCGAATGCATAAATGCGGGTGGCATAAGTGCCTTTGCTCTCACTGCGAGTCATGGCAGACGCTTCAACCCCTAACTCGATTTTGACGGCATCACCGAATTCGTTTCGCCCAAAATGAATTACGTTGTCCGTTATCCAGCAATCACAGTTCCACTTATCCTCACCCGCCATTGAGAATAAGGCATCCAGCAGGTTCATATTGTCATACGTGATTGCAACTGCCTTATTCTCTACTGTTGAATCTATTTCAAATACGAATTCTTTTCCCTTATAGGTATATCCCAAAGCTTTCAGGTTACGTAAGAACACACCAAGCTGTACATCAAGGGCTGCGGTGAGAGACCATGACGCTTCATATCCAGCATGTTCAGGAGTGTATTTGAAAATTTTGTTTTTCCACTTCCAGTAGTAAGCATCCAGTTTCAGCTCATAATCATATCCAGCGGTAGAAGCATTGAAAGAAGGTTTCTGCAAGTCAGTTACCTCATATACTTTTGAAAGTAATCCGCCCAGAGAATCATCCAGAACCCCAGAAAGGTCTACATAGTCACCAAGTTTAAAATATATAGGTTCAGGCACGGAAAAGGGGAGAACGATGTAGTCCTCTTTCATCAGTGTAAACTTTCCCTTCGCCCCTTTGTTGATAGGGGTAGAGAACCTTGTTTTTCCGGATATGTCCTTAATTTCAATCATATCCCCAAAGTTCATAAATAACAAATGGAAGCCCTAAAAATCCGGACTTCCATTTGAAACAATAAAGGAAATGTTTGTTATTCGCTTCTGTCCATGGGATTCGGTTCGCAAAACTTACTTGAAACCTTACCGAAACACCTGTCAATACTTAACCCGTAAGAGATGCTTTTCCCCAGGTAAACCAGCTTGAAGACTTCGCTCCCAAGAGCGGGGATTTTGATGTTTACGGCTCCCTTCTCCAGTTCTGACTGAAAGGCTTTCTTCTTTGTCCGATAGTCACCTTCTGAGCCTCCTTCTATTGTGAACTGGAGAGTGATTTCACGCGATGCTACTTTTGCATTTTCGGTTATTATTCGCTTCCCGTGCTCCAGACGGCTCTCATCTTCAATGTAGTCTTTCATCTGATTGAATCCGTCGATAGCATCGAGAAAACCGTCACCCATGCGGACACCCCATGTGCTCCAGGCATCCTTCCCGTTAATAAATAAATCTCCTGTCATAATCTTGCTGTATTACGTTTCACTTCGGCAATGTCGGCCTGCATCTGTTTGATAGGTTTGACAATTTCGCCTGTGTTCTCTCTGATTTGCTGTAACTCCAGATAGGAATTGGCCAGGATGGTACGTGTCTCGTCGGCAATGTTGTACAGACCGGTTACTTGTGATGTCAGGGAGCCGATGGAACCTCGCAGTTCGGTAATAGCTACCGTTTGCTGCTGTTCTGCCGTCTCAACACGAAGATTGGACTCATACACGGCTGTAAACCGCCCACTCAGTTCCCCGGTATCCTCGTGCGTCATTTCTGTACCGAATCCGCGGCTGGAGGCCGACTGCTTGGAACTGCTGCCAGCCTTGTCGTATCCGGTAGCTGCGGCAAGTTCATCCCGTAGTTTCAATGCTTCATTCACGTACCCCATATATTCGTTTTGGAGTGAATTACGTTCACTCTCACTCAGGTTTCCGTCCTTCATACTTTCACCGAATCTGTTCCACCAGTCTTCCAGCTTCTGGCTGTACATGTTACCGATTTTATCTGAAAGCATGGCACGCATAAAGTATTCGGATAGGTTATCCGCAAAATCTTCCGCCGATGCATCCATATCCATAAGGGTATCGATGAAACTATCATACATGGAATCAAAACTTATTCCGGTAAGCTGTTCGAAAAGGCCCTCTTTCAGTTCTTCGAGGTTTCCGGCCAGATCTGCATATTCACCTAGTGCATCAACGACACTATTTCCATAGCCTCCTTTCCCTGAATCAGCCATTTTCTGCCACAAGTCTACATTCTGACGTAATAAGTCCATCTGCTCCGGAGACATCTGCCACAAGGAATCTGTACCTGTGAACTCTGCCATGACATTTTCCCGAATCCATTGTATGTCACTTTCCGACCAGCCCATGTAATAGGCCCAGCTATGATGTTTACTGTGATAGCCAGCATTGGCCTGCGCTTTTGAAAGGACATTCTTGTTGTATTCCTCCTGATACTTGATGGCTTTATTGTACTCTGCTACGGATTTCTCGCTTCCCTTGCTGGACTTCATTTCTTCTGTAAGGGATTCGATGGCAGACTGCAACTTTTCGTTTCTGTCCGTGAGTCTGTTGATGGTATCCTGCACCTCTTTTTCGTTTCCTCCAATACCGAAGAGTTTGCTGAATCCGCCGAAAGTCAGGGTATCCCATATTCCACCTACAGACTTAAAGACACTACTGAATATGTTACCTACGAAACCATCCAACCCCTGTGTCCCGATGGCATCTAAAAGAGAAAATGCAGCTCCAATTATACCTCCAAGTTTCTCGCTCTCTTCTGCAAATATGTCTACTATATTTCCGGCCAAATCACCGACCTGAGAGAGTGAAATTTCAGAATTTGAACCAAGCTGGGTAATGACGTTCGACAATGTGACAAGGCTGCTTGTCGTTTTATCTGTTGACTTTTGTACATTGACCTGAGCGTTCTGCTGTCTTTTCTGGGCATCATTCAGTTTCTTCGTGGCCGCTTCCTTCTGTTCATCTGTTCCGCTTCTCATGGCTTCGTTGTATTCCTCCTGAGCTTGTGACAGTTCTTCCTGTGCCTTGGCCAATTCGCTTAACTGTTCGGGTAGGTCGGCCAGCAATCCTCCTTTGTCGATAAGGGTTGACTGGATTTTGTTCAACGCCTCGTCAATAACCTTCTTCTGGTCAACGGCCATGTTCTTGTATTCTTCGGAGTTCTTGAAGTCCCTAAGCTGCTGCTTTACCTTGTTCAAGGATTCTTTGGATACCTTGTCCAAGTCACCGAAGACAAGTTCCCAGTTGATTCCCTGTTTCAGCTTTTCAAGGTCAAGAGAGGAGAGGGCCTTATCCATTTCTTTCTGGAGTATGTCCTTGTCTCCCTGAGTAGTAGCTTCCGAGATTTTACGGGTGTACTCGGCTATGATAGCATCACGTTTCTGCAAAAATGTACCATAGCTTTTCAGGTAACGTTCGTTGGCCTCGATTGCAGCTTGATTTTCAGTTTCTGTAATTTCGGCCAGACCTTTTTCACGCGACGTCATGGCATTAGACGCACGACTTCCTAATACTTCCCGCTGTTCAGACGTAAGCTTTCCTCCTTGCGCATCTTCCCATTTTTTGCGCTGTTTCCTAATTTCATCGATTTCTCGCTGGTAATCCAGCTCAATTTGTCTGCGCTTCTTTTCAGAACCTTCTTCCATCAGGTTGATTTCTTCCTGCTGATTAGCTCTTATGAGTTGTAGAAGTTCATCAGAAAGATTTTGCTGATTATCTACGACCTTCTTGTTTTCTGATTTGTGGCTGACACCAGTAAGTGTTTCCAAGGTTTTTTCTGCGCTCTGCAACTCTTTTTCCTTTGCCTTGATAGCAGATTCTACGGTTTTACCAGCTTCTGCTTGTAATTTTCCGCTACGAAGGTCGGCAATCTCTTGTTTGAGTGTCTTGATACGTATGGTGGCATTTTCTACTTCTTCAGATATTGTAGAATGTTGGGCTTCTTTTTTATCGGATAAAGAAGATTTCTCAATCTCTTTTTCCAATTCTTTGATAGCAGAAACCGTTTCGCCTAATTCCTTGTTTACGGAATCTAATTCTTTCTTGGCCTTATTCGCACTATCTTTGAGCTGATTGTTTACTGCACTATTTTGAGAGAATACGGCCACACCTGTATTGACTCCTCTGTTTTGTAATGCGCTTCCAGTCATTGTCACGGATGAATTGTACAAAGATTTAGCCTCATTGTAATTCTCCGTAGCGACTTTCTGCTGCTTTTCTTGAGTCCGTTTTTTGCGATACAGCTCCTCCAGTTCTTCTTGAGCAGCCTTCATCCGTATCTGCTTTTCCAGTTGTGTCAGATAGGATTTAATGGCCTCTGTGTTGTTGTTTATCAGTCGGCCCTCTTCATCAAGACTGGCATTGTAAGAAGGAATGATGGTTTGCAAATCTGACAAGGCTTTCTTCTTCTGGTCAATGGATGAAGTTTCACTTTTCAATACGCCGGACAACCTGTCAACTGTTGCTGCCTGCTTGGAAAATTCCTCATCGGCCTTTTTGTTTACCGAATTAAGTGTCTCCTGCGCTACAGTGGCTTCATTGGTTCTCTTTGTGAACATGTAAACCGCCGTACCTATTCCAACAAGAGCTGCCAACAGAGTGACATACACATTGGATTTCGAAGCGACATTGAAAGCCTGTTGCGCGGCGGTGGCCAGTCCCAATTCCTTTCTGTACATTCCAATCAGTTGGATGCTTTCAACGAATCCGACCGCCTTCTGTGCTACGGCTGCGGTAATCAACGCGGCCTTGTATGTTCCGTAAGCTGCAATCAGTCCGCCCATGATAGACAACACATCATCAAGACTTTCCACCAAGTCCTCTGCTGTACCGATTCCAAACTCGAAAACCTCCTTATACTTGTTCCCGAACTCATTCATTTTCTGGAAGAGGGTATCTTCGATATTCGATAATCGTTGGGGCCACGTCCCGGCGGAACTTTCCATAAGGTTGGCAAATTTCCCTCCTTCGGATGTCATGTTTTTGAAAGCCTGTTCAACTTCCTTAAAGCCGACCTTACCTTCCTTCACAAGTTCACCTACCTGGTCTTTGGAAACTCCTAATACCTTGGCCAGTTCTTCGTAGATTGGAATACCTCGTCCGGCGAATTGACGAATGTCTACTGTCATGGCTCTTCCTTGCGTTCTTAGTGTTCCATACAGATAAATAAGTTGACCGATAGGTATCTGCAATCCGGAAGCCACATCTCCAAGCATAGAAAGTTCATTTACTACATTATCGGCAGAGGAACCGTATGCCAAAAGCTGTTTTGCTCCGGTCGCTACATCATCAAGATTGAACTGCGTTTTGGCTGCGAACTGAACAATATCGGCGATGAGTTGTTCTGCTTTCGATTTGTCCTGAAGGATTGTTGAAAGAGCTACCTGTAACTGTTGCATCTTTCCAGTTGCTTCAATCACATCAGAACCGAACTTCTTTATTGCTGCCAATCCTCCTATCTCTAAAGCAGTACGCTTCAAGGAATCCGTCAGGGATTTTACTATCTCATCAGCATTGTTTGTTCCACTGGCAAACTCTTTGTACTCTCTTGTAAGTTTCCTTACTTCGAGCCTGTTTCTGGCCTGCTGGTCCTGCAATTCACCAATGGAATATCTCTGCTCGTTCAAGGCTGCTTTAGCTGCATTCAGTTCAGCTAATTTAGCTTTTGAATTAGGAGAATACTTACTCATCTTTGAATATTCATCAGACAGCCGTCTGACATCATCCTGCGTATCACGGATGATTTTCCTCTGTTTGATTATTTCCTCTGTTAGTTCATCGGAGGCCTTTGACGCGGAATTGAGTTTTTTCTTCAAATCATTCTCCATCATAGCACCAGCCTTAGCCGCCTCAGTTACCAGCCCCATCATCTGCTGACGGGTGGATGCCAGTTGCGTTTCTAAAGCCTTTGCAGCTGTAGGGGATTTGTTTACGTCCATTTTTTTGAGCTGGGCTTCCAGTCTCTCACATTCCTGTCTCAGTTTGACAACCTGCTCCCAGTCAGAACTGACTTTAAAGTATAGTGTAGCCATATCTATTTCTTGTTTCTTCTTCTGCGCGAAGCCATGTCCTTACCCTTCACCTTTGTAACCTTGGTACCGGTAACTGTATGGAGCTTGTCACGCTGCATTAATACTAAATTCCTGTATGGTATCTCATAGACCACTTCCCGGTATGACAGATGCAGATTTTCCATGAACGATGCAATCTGTCCCAAGAGAGTATCATTTCCTACGACCTCGGTTTCGCTGCCAGCAGACTTACGTTCCTCGCCAAGCTGACAGCTTTGAGAAAAACCTTTGAGTCAATCATAGAGAGTGCTTCATCTAAAGCATTTACGTTTTCTTCGTATGTTCCTTTTGCCAGTTCTTCACTCAAGTTTTCGTCACCAGCTATCAGCCAGGAGAGAGCCTTGCTGTAAGCCTCGCTTTCTCCAAGGGAGAGAAGCACTTCTTTCAAATTGTCTGCTTCTTGTACGCCTGACAAATGGGAGATTGCCCCGGCCAGCTTGTGGATAGTAGGAGGGTAGACCGTGTAGGCTTTCCCAGCGACAAACACCGTTCTGAAATCACTTCCGATAATGGATTCAGTTACTATTTTTGCTCCTTGATTCATTCTGATAAAAGATAAAAATTAAGGGGTGAAGCCATAAAGCCCACCCCTGTTATGGAATTCAATCTCTACCTATTGGATAGGCATTAAGCACCTGCTTTTACTTCAGATGAGTCAAACCAGTATTCCGGTGCAACTTCTGCATTTTGTGGTTCCAGTTCCACCGCACTTACAGGAATACCGACAGCCTTGTCTGTTGTGGCTTCACGTGCACCGATGTCAGCACGGGGAATCACACAATACTGGTCATCGTCAGTCAAAGCGACAAGTAACTTCTCAATGTTTACCTTGCCTCTTGCTCGTTTCCAACCCTTATCAGTGTTAATTACATCACCACCCATGAGGTCTTTCTTGGTCGGATAGTCGTACTCACCAATGGTGAAGTTCACGGTTACATCGCCCATTTCCTTATCACTACGATAAGTCTGACCGGTAAGCTGGTTCTTGTAGTTAGTGCGGCTTGCTTCCGCTTCTTCAAGTGTCCATGTATCCTGATGGATATTCTTAACCTCTTTTAAGGTTTCACCTTGTAAAAGAGTATATAAAGCCTGCCCAGTCAAATCTGCTGTGATAGCATTTGTCTCGCCATACCAAAGTTTCTTGATATTCACGGCGGTGATTTTCTTTGATTCTGCCATATTATTTCACATTTAAAACTTCAAACAAAATTCTTACATTCACATAGTGACACTTTAAGGATGTGTCCTCCTCAGTTCCGATTGACTCGATGGAATAATGATAGGTGGTACCATCATAGCGTCCGGTTATTCCGTCAAACAATTCTTGCGCCTGTTTCTCCAGCTCGTTCAGACGGATGGTGTTGGCTTCACCGTCTTTCAGGTCGGGAACACAAAGGTTCACTTCTACGAAAGATTTCTTCCAATATTTGCTTGGCTGTTGTTTCTTGGCATGAATGACAATCCTTTCGGATTTCAATTCGCCCGTCAGCTTCTTGCCGTGAGGAACGATGGGAATACCGAAAGGCTGGCAATCACGGTAGAGTATGTTCGCGATGTCGGTAGTTACTATCATTTGACTTCCTCCTTCAATCGTTTCTCAGCGTATAGAGCCGCACCAGTTGATACTTCATAGCCTTTAGATTCGACGTGCGAGGCATACTCAGCATCGTTTCTAATCACCAATCCGTCATCCTCAACTGAATACTTATTTGACTTACGGAGTCTTCCAGTCCGGTTCTGATAGTTGCCATTCTTTACAGCGTAATCGACAGCCTCTTTACCAACCTTCTCCTCAACGGCTTTCACCTCGGCATAACCTTGTTCGAAAAAGCTATCCACGTCCGAAAAATCAAACTTCACATCCATATCTCTGAGTAACCAAAATAGTTTGTATTCTTCACCATGTAAACTTTGCCAGTTCCACGGACATTCTCACCGTCCATACATCTGACTTCATCACCAGCACTCAGTGAGATTTTCTTCTCACAGACTACGTGATAATTCGGTCGGAACACCTCACCGTTCTCCGAAGTAAACTCCTTGGTCGAGTTATCATCACAACGGCATTTACACACGTCCTGCCAGCTTTCACCACCGGTTCCGGGGATAGGTCGGCCAAACTCGTCTGTTTCCATCGGAGTAAAGACCTTAACCTGTAATGTATGTGGAGCAAATATCATAGGAATCTGACTTTAGGTTTATCGCTTAACGTATCTTCAAGACCATACTTCTTGCACAAGAAAGAATAGTATTCCTTTACGCCTTTTGTATCCCATGACATAGAGAAACCGTTCTCACTGATGGAAGTGGCACGGAGTAATAGAGAGGGGATGAACTTCGCCATAGCCACTGAAACAAGTCCGATGTTTGACGGGCCCATCTCATCCTCTCCGCTTACTTCTGAAGAAAAACTTATCTCCAAAAGGTCAGCCTCCGACAAGTTGATGCCGAAGGTCTGAAACTTCTGTGATATGTAGTCATTTACTGTCATGCGTTCATGGTTGACAAATCAAAGTTCACAATCAGATTCGGGTTCGTAATCTGAGGAATCCACTCTGCGGTGTATTCCAGATAACGACCGTTCTTGTCCTTGTAACCGGAAATAAGCATATCACCGTCTGCCTGGGTGTAGTTACGTCCCGGTACGCCGTCCACTGCTTCGTATGGAGTGTGGAAACGCATATAACCGACCTTATCCTGCGGAAGCAAGGTGATACGGTCGTCGGCGTAAATCTGCACGTTCTTTCCGGTCTGGTCTTTTACGTAATCTTCCTTGATTTCAATGGCCGGAAGCCCGATGCCAGTGAACACTTGGGAAGCCAGTTGAGATGTAATCAAACCGGTTGAAAGGTACATTTCATTTCCTGTAAGCTGCATCTTGAACTTGTCACCAAACTCAGCCGACCCGATGATATTCTTCACGAAAGTTCCTCGGGACATAATCATCTTCTGGAAGTTTCCATAATCAGCTTTCAGAGCATTAATCTGCTGCTGCAAATAGGTGATGAAGTTCGTCTTCGCACCAGTATCAGGCTTGATGAACTTGAACGGCAATTCAATGTCGAGAAGGTCAACGCCTCCGGCATTGTCATCCTTATTCTTGACTGTTGCTTCTCCGGTCATCAGAAGTGAACCTACAATAATATCCATGCGCTTGTGGGCTGCCAAAAGTACCTGACGGTAATCATCATAGATGAAGTTCACGATTTCCTGCATGGCTGCTACCTGGTCGGCAGGTTTAGCTGCATTGAACTTGTCAATCAAGTCCTGAAGCTCAGACAAGCGGTCAATGGAAATCTGGTAAGCATCGCCAAGATAAGCGATTTCACCATATCCTGAGCCGATATTCCGGCGTTCACGGATAGGCTTCTCACCATAACGAGAGTTGATAGAACCGGCCATCACGCCCGTAACTTGTCCGATGTAGTCCTTGAACACACGAGTAGTCGTTCTACGGAAATCGAGGTACTGCTGCCAGTAGATTGTATCCTTACGAGTCTGAAGGACACGCTGAATAACGGCGTTAACGATGTTGGGGTCGTTAAACAGAGTATGAATAGTTAGCATCATATATTAGTCCTCCTTTCTTTATTTGCTTGCAATTATACCTGCTGCTCTCAACGATGCTAGAAGAGCATTAATTTTATCTTTCTCATCACCACCTGCTGCATCATCAACTTTTGCACCCTGCTTTACCAATCCCAAGGTACTTGAGTTAGCTGCCTGATAGGTAGTGTTATTGTCCGTCCAAGGTACTTCTACATACGCCTTTCCACCTTCCAATGCTACTGGATATTTCTTTCCGCTTTGAGAGAATCCCAACTGAATACCTCCCATCACAGAATCAGAAGCTTCTGGCAGTTCATACGAAACACCAGCCGGGGATTGCACGCCTGCAGCGTTGAACTGGAAATGCGGCATGTTAGCCTTATCAATGTCAGAGAAAGGCATAGCCAATTTGGTAGGCTCAATTTCAAATGCTCGCATCAAAAGAGCAACTAATACAACGCCTTCTTCTACTTGTACTCTTCCGTACAAAGCTGAGTTAGCAACTACCTTTGGAGTAGTACCGCTTACAGCTGTAGCTTCATAGAGTACAGTACCAACTTCCACTGTTTCGCCAAAGTCGGCAGCCAGTGTCAACTTATCGAAAGCTTTGTCTGATTTGTCAATACTGTTGATGGTAGCTCCATGAGAACCATTACCCAGATGCATACCCACATAAGCCAAAGAGTTTTTCTTGATCTTCAAAGTGGTATTGGAACCGGTGGTAAACTTTTCATAGACTTCTACACGGATGGCCACCTGAGCGGTTTTCTTTACTAAGTCGGCGGCAATGGGAGTGAAGGATGGAAGAAATGAACCAGCAACAAGGTTGGTCGTATCCAGCTTGTAAGGCCCTCTGCGTCTTACTCCGGTAGAAACATCATAGCGTTCCTCGATGGACGGTTCAGGCTCCATGTAATACTTGTATCCTGCTGACATAAATTACTTGTTTTGTTGTTCGACAATAGATTTTGTGTCCGCCTCAATCATTTTGGCGAACTCGCTCGCTTCCTTCTCCTGCTTCTGTTCGGCAGTTTCAGGAGCTTTGGAGAACTGAAAACCGTTGTTAGACATATCCTGCTTCATGTCCTTGAAATAAGTGTCCAAGTCGGTGTTTTCGGGAATGTTGCGGTCTTTCAGCATAAATTCGGGAATACCGTACTTCTTCGCCACTACTGAAATCTGAGAATTGCGCTGCGCCTGCGCTTCATTTTTCTCCATTTTGGCCAGCTTGTCGGCAAACGGCTTGATACCGGCGGCGATGCCATCGGCAATCATCTTTGCGATGTCTGTCTCCTGCGGCTTTGGAGGGTCGTTTGGTTTCGGTGGTTCTGGTTTCGGATTCTCGATTGGTTTTCCGTCTTTCAGTCCATGCTTCTTCTCGTAGTTTGAAACAGCGGAAGTCTGCGCCTGTCCTGCACGGAAATCACCATAGTTTTGCATCACGTCCTGAAATGAGATACCCTCAACGATGGAGGTCACCTTCGTTTCGTCCGTTACACCCTCTGCCTTCTTTGTGGCGATACGGGTGAGTGTGGCAGTGTCCACCCCAGCGAATTTCTGTTGCAGTCCTGCCAAGATTTGTTCAAAGATTGTCATACCGTATGAGTTTGATTAATAATTTCATACGGTAAATTTACTTATAGAGAAAGGGAAGGGGAAATTTTAAGGCTAACGATACGAAACAATTGGGAGAATGTTCGTTTTTAGACAAAAAGAAAGCGTGACTACTAGGGTAATCACGCTGGAACATCATTCAATTATACTTTCAAAATTTCAATATAGCTGCTTCTATTTCTTTTTTGTCAGAATCTTTTACGTTCCTCAAAGCATTCAGGAAAGGTAAAATTAAAGAGTCATCAACCATGAACCAGACTGGATTTTTAAATAATTTTGGGTATCCGGGATCATCTCCATAGCCATTCCATCTCATTGCCATTCTTCTTTCCCCATTTTCCCAAATACCTATCGCTATAGAAAAATCATCATTTTCAAATACAACATTCTCAACCTTAAAATTACTTGGATTTACATCTTTTGCTTTCATTGTACTATCCTCCATTATATTTAATTAATAATCATAACAAATTTATAGCTGCCAGTTCCTCTGTCAGCGCGTTAATACCTTTCTGAATCTTCTCCAACTGCTGTTTACGGGGTTTGTGTACTCCTGCCGCATAATGCCACAACTGGCGTTCATTGATTCCGGTTATCCGGCTCAAAGCAGCTTTGGTAAAGATACTGCTGTAATAGTTGATGAAGGTGGCAGCATCTATCTTGAACTTCAATGTGAACTCTCCCTGCAAAATTTCCACTGGAGCGATGTTCATTTCATTACATGAATCCAAGTAAAGTTCAACAGCCTCCTTCATGTTCTTTTCGATTTCCTTCACGTCGTTACCGACAGTAATCACCGGAGCACCTTCAATATAGGCACTAAGATTATTTCCAGCATGTTCTACAATCACTTCTACGATTTTCATACTGACCTCCTTTTTATCGTTAAACAAAAGAGGCGGGGGCTATTTTAGCCCCGCTTGCCTCAGAATGTTGTAATAAGTGCCTTTCTCAACGCCTTTCTTGCCGTGGTCTGGGACAATCACTACATGGCTACCATCAGTGTAAACCATGTGACTGCCTTTCTGCCTCACGAACCAAAAGCCATTTTCAGTAAGCAGCGTTACAACGTCTTTAACTGATTTGTAGCTCATAGCGTTTAAGACTTAATTACGATGCAAATATAGTAAAATAACGAATAATTACAAAGAAGTATTCATGTTTTTACTATGATAAAGAAAATAGCGATACCTCGAAAGATACCGCTACTCAATTGGTAAATATTTTAGATTTATATCATTCTGTTTTGTATTATCCCCGTAAATATTCTGACTGGGTTGTTCTATTCTTCAGATTTACTGCTGGAACTTTTAAGAGAGGAAAGCTGTTTCTGCTTCTCGATGTCGTTCTTCTGTTTCTCAGATTGCTCTTCCTTGATGGCTTCAATCTCATCCATAACTGCATCCACGTTCCCCACGAAGGTGATGGCCCGCTGTTGCGACCAGATTTCACCGTCCTTGGCCTTGATAGCTGTGTCTATCTTGTCTTTGATGTCCTCCAGTTTATATGGCTGCATCTGCACATCCACGTCAATAGTCTCGGAGGCTTCTTCAAGGGTGGAATTCACGGAACCCAACGCGGAGACAAGGAAATTTACACGTCGTTGCATGAACTCGCCGACGATCTCGTTCAGATTTTCTACGTTAAGGTGGGTGGACATAAACACATAATCGAAAGTCACACCGGAAACGGCGTTTCCTGTACCTTTCAGGGAGTCAAAAGAGATTCTGGGTGTATTGGTCAGTCCATATATCTGGCTCAGCAAGGTTTCTACCTCGAACTTGACAGTATCAGGTACCTGTGACCAGGTAAGATACTGGGCATTTGCTCCCTGGCCGGTCAACTCGACAACACGGTTCTTGAACTCACCTGAGAAATTCTCCACGTTACCAAAAAGCATGAGGATAGGGAAGAAGTGGTAGTCGATACAGTCTGCATAGTTTGAGAGAAGCTTCTCCAGTCTTACACGGAGGCTCTTTATCTTTTCACAGTACGCTTCCGGACGGTACATATAAATCACCGGCATCTTCTTGAATCCATGTGCAAATGAGCCTTTGTCAGTCCAGTTGCTTGTCAGTTCCCACTGATAAACCATGTCCTTGGTAATGGTCATGAAACATGTAATCTCTACATCGTTCAGGTCTTTCTTCTTGTACTCACGGGATAGGGCTACCAAATCCCCCTGATCATTGAAGAAGGGATAGAGCTTGTCGCCACGGAACGGAGACCAGATGGCACTCTTCAGACGGTATTCAGGTTTTGATTTGCCGAAGATTCCTGAAATCTTTCGTTTGAGCTTTGCCCAGAAGCCGTCATCCTTCACCACATACCAGTATTCGGCCACTTCCTGCTCGGCCAGCCATGCCCGGACTACTTTCTTGTTCTGGTATTTCAACTTGTTTTTCTTGAACACCTGCTTCAATGTGGAAAGAAGGCTTTCTTCCGACTGGTCCGGCTGGCAATCAAGGACCGGTTCTGTTCCAACGGTGAAGGCAGTCTGAATGTTCACGATGTCCTGCTCGATAGGAAGAGCAATCCTGTTTGGGTCAACTTCTTTCCTGACCGCCGGCTCAACATATTCTTTCCTGGTTGTCGGGTCTGTAATCCGTTTCTCAGGCTGGGTAGTGATTTTGATTTTCGGGTATTTCTCTTCATCTATCACTATCTCGTGCTTGTTCGGATTCCAGTCGTTGTAAAGAGCGTGAGCGTTTGGTTGCTCGGTCTTTCGTCCTTTTTTCAGATAGTAGATTTTTCTCTCTACTTCCGGCATAGCTAAAATTTCTTCTATAGTCATATCTCAAAGTTTAATGTCCAAATATTCCTGAAACGTCTTTGGGTTTCATAATTCTACCGAGAAGTTCTCCCAGCACATAGTAGCGTGCAGCATCTATGCCATGATTATCATGGTCTTCAGGTTCGTTGATGTAGTTTCCATCCTTATCCTTTGCCCATACATAGTTTCTGAACTCCCGTTGAAGGTTATAAGAACGCTTGGTGATGAATATTTCCATTCCCTGCATCTTGTCAATACCGGCATTGACAGAACCTTGTCCTTTCTCTACCGCGTATATTTTAATCCCTCCGTTATGAATCTCCTGAATGAGTCGCGGGTCCGCACTGTCGGCAATCACTCTCAAATTCCACGGGCGTAGCGTCTTTATAATATCCCCAGAAAGTAATCCAGTTCTATAATCCACTTCATCCAGATAAAGCGCATTGTCTACGATGCCACATCGAATAGAAGCCGATGGGTCATTGGTATAACCAAAGTCCTGTCCAATAGCCACCTTCTTGCACCACATGGGGAACTCATCCACGATGCCCCATTTCTTGAACACGGCACCTTCGGCCACGTCAGCCCATCGGCCGATAACGACATGAGCATATTTCTCCGGGTTCTTCTCTTTCATTTCTTCAACCTCTCTCAGAAACTCAGGAGATAAGTTTGCTATATTGTCGAAATAAGTCGTATGAATATGTAGAACATTCGGATGAGTGGAAATTTGCACCTGAACGCCGTCAATCTCCACCATCCGGTGAGTATTCTCGATATACTTCTTGTAGATGAAGTGATTGGAGTCACAGGGATTCATAATGATGATAATCCGGTTCTGGATTCCTTTCTTACGGATAGAGAGCATGATCTTGTCAAACTCTTCTTCGCTGGTCCATTCCTCAGCTTCATCACAGACAAAGGTGGTGATACCCTGGATTGATTTCAGCTTGGCCGTCTGATTCCCGGAAGATGTTTTGATACCCCGGAACATGATACGGCTGCCGGTCATCCGGTTTACAATATCGGTTTTGGTGGTCTTGAAATACTTTGTTGTTCCATCCAGTTCTATCTTTTCCATCATCTCCGGAATGATAGACATCCCGGCAGATACCATCGTGTAACGGGTATAAAGAATCTGGTGGACTATCTTCTCTGTGGGAGTCATTTCGAATGTCAGACGCTCAATGAAGGTAGAAGCGTTGAAAGACTTCCCCGATCCACGGCCACCGGTAATGAGAATGATAAACTTCTCGCTATCGGTATATAGCGGATGATATATCGTTTGGGGTACAATCATTTCAGTTTGTCTTTAATCCATGAGTCGATAGAAATTCCGTGGTTAATATCCTTTGGAGTATCTGCGTCTTCGTCTTCTCGGTCTCCAAAACCTTCTTTTCTTCCTAATGTGGAAAGTAAATAGCGAATCATATACCCATCTGGACGTTCACGCCATCCGATAAAGTTCCCATTTTCATCTTTCTCAGGGATACCAAGCGCAAGTACACGTGCAGATACAAGGCATTCATCTACCAGAGAACCTCTTTCGTCGGTGATAGCATCTTTGAACTGGCTGTCTGCTCTGGCCCAATCATACACGGTTTTTCGGGTTACATTGAATACAGCAGCAACTTTAGAGAGATTTCCACCTGTTTTATGAAGGACCTCTCTGAATTTCGATATGTCTGGCTTCTTTCCCATGCGCGCGTATCTGTTTACTTTGGTTACTCTACACCAAATTCTATTCTATTCATAAATTCATTTCCATCAATGTACCGCTCATCAAATCCGTAACCAAACATCTCCATGAAATTTGCTCTTTCTGTTGGGCTATTAAAGGACAGCACTACATAACTCAGCATTCCGTTATCTTTCTCAAAGCTGTTTTGATTACTAATTCTGTCTTTTATCTTTTGTACTTCATTGTGACGTGCAATTTGATTTTCTTTTGAATCCTCATAAAAATTATTGGAACGGTTAATGCCTTTATTTTCATCACCATCTTTAGTAGCTTCATCTATGGCTGATAATGAATCATCCAATATATCTTCCTTTCTCCAAATATCATCATTAATAGAAAAGTCTAAATCACCAATTCCGAGCATATTCAAATCGAAGTCATTCAGTCCGGCAAGGCTATAATCAATACCATCAAGCATATCTTTTAGCATATCTGAATCAAATTCGCCCTGTACACTTCTATTGTTCATAAAGATGTTCTGCTCTTTTTCAGTCTTTTCGTCCATGTGAACTACTTCAACGCGAATCAAATAATCATTGTCCTTTGTGTCGGGATTATATTTATTCACTTCATCTATAACTGAAATACGTTGATGACCAGAAACAAGGTTGCCAGTAACCTCATTCCATACAATTCCACCAAGTAATCCTACACGCTTTAGGTTTGCTTTCAGGCTCTTTCTTGCTTCCTGTGTTATTTTGCGAGGATTGTAGTCAGCGAAGTTTATATCGCTTCTACGTATTTCTCTACTTTCCGGTTGAGTTATTTTGTTCTCTTTCATAATCGAATATTAATTTCTCAGAATATGGGAACTCTTCCAAAATACGTTTATAATCATTGGGATATTTACTACGCATTAATAGCATTGTGGTTAAGTCAATGGTAAAACCTTGACTTATGGCATTTGAATCATAGATAAAAGGCTGTATTAACCCTCTTTGCCTAATATACTGAAGCACTTCCTTATTCGTCCACAATGCGAGAGGATAAACCATACCTTTGTCTGTTATATAACCGGACTTCGCAAACTTCTTTAAGCGCATCCGCTTCATATAACCATCTACACCCTTCATACCACTGAAGCCGTATTTGATACCTGTTTCTTCTCTTACCGCCTGCTCTATTTCGCCTATTTTTCTCGGTTTTACTGAGTTGTCAGGCTCACGAAAGAAACCACATGAAATGTAATAGTCACGCTGAAAATGTTCTATTTGGCGTACTTCAACATTCTTGTAGTGATTTTCTGCCCATCTGATATAGGGCTGCACGTGGTCTAAGTCAGGTATCAAGTACATATAATAGCATATAACCTTATTGAATACACCTGCAAGCATATCCAACAAGGCTATACCATCTTTACCACCAGCAGAATAATACAATACAGCAGTATCCGTCTTTTCTCGGATACTGCGTATTATCTGCATAGAGAGTGCATACTTGTTCATTATTTGCCTCCTGCACCAGCAAAGGCGGCATTCAAGTCATACCGTCTTTGCTCTCTATTACCTAACTGCGTTGCACTGGCCGTATTTCTACGGTTTGCAACCAATCTACCGCCCAAGCCTGCACCGTTCATGTTCTGACGTGGGCCAGCTACTCTGTTAATTACTCTTTGGACTCGGCTTAAAATTTTAAATTAAACATTTAATGTTAAACATTCTCTGTACTTATCACTTTGCCAAGATGATACCATACTTGGCTTATAAGATATTCTACACCGTTTTCAACTCTTACAAGGTCATTGCCTTCTTCATCGGTAAAAATTACATATTCGGCTGACTTAACTTCTACGGTTAGACGTGGTGCATCTTTGCGCCTGCCGTTTATCAGATACAAGGCATCATATTTAACTGGTACAACCTCTATGTTTTCGCCATCGTCAGGTATATCCTCTTGCCTTGTATAGTCTATCCCTTTATGTCTGAAATAAACATATTTCTTTACATTTGAGGGGTAAACATATCTGTGTTCTACATCTTGTTTACCGTTTAGGATGTCTTGAAAACATTCTTTGTTAATCTGTAATGTCAATACTTTCATAATCGTGTAAATTTAAATGTCAGTTGCGGGGACGTGAATCGAACACGCGACCTCTACCAAGTCAAAGTAGCAAGCTACCACTGCTCCACCCCGCGATAGTACCTTTATTACAAAGATACCTAATTATGAAGACAATTTTTAATACCAATTCAACGCATACGAAACATTAAGCCAAATGTTTGCTATTTAGCCATGCGTCACGTTTCTCCCTACACTTTTCCAGTGTTGGCGCACAACAAGTAAACAACTCACCTGAATCTGTTTTGTAATCGTACTGATACATTTTTATTCTTTTGCCTCTTAATTTGGTAGTATAGGTACAATAGTTCTCACTACCAGGTTGACATACGCTACAACCATTTACGCTTATTGATTTCATAGCCATCTTAAATTATCCGTTTACAACTTCTGGTATCTTATAATAGTCACTTTTTGATGCTTTACCTTCGGTTATCCAACCTATACCCACCCAGCATTTTATTTCACCGTCATGAATCACTTTGTAATCTGCATCTACGACTTCCTTTGGTGGGTTTACACTCATCTTTATGCTTTTTACATCTGATGCTTTAACTGTCAGCTTTTCTCTTCTCATAATCATCTTAAATAGTGATAGCCCGAAGGCTACCGGGTTTATAACCAAAGTTTCTTTGCTAGATCGAAATTCTTTTGGGCTTCGTTTACCGCTTTCTTTGCATACGTCAACGAGTATGAGTGCTCACGTGGATATTTGCCGGATTTCAGCCCCTCATGATACTCTCTAGCTGCTGCTAATTTATGCTCATAATAGTCCACGCTTTCAGGCATTGAAAGGTTTATAGTATCAGCTTTATTTGTCCAATACTGAGCTATTCTTTCATGCTCTCTGGCTTTCTCGTCAAACTCTACACTCTTTCCCATATTATGCCAGGCATCTTCAATGGCTTTTCTGTGTCGTCTTTCGCTATGATGGCCGATTTTAATAGGTTCACCCAACGAGAGAAAATCGCTGTCTTTATTTGACGCTTTGAAGTATTCTTCACTCTTTCGTTCTGCAGTGGCAGCCCAATCCAGCCGGCGTTCTGCCTTTCGCTTTACCCATTCTTGAACGTTAAAGCCATCAGCGCGAACTATCGAATAATAGTAGAAGCCATCACGTTCAAATATCAGATTAAACACTATGCTTTCATTCTCTTTACCGTATTTGGTGGTTACAAGAATGGTTTCACCTTTTTCATGCTTAGCATCGCATTTAGCAAGAAATACGTTTGGACAAAATTTGTAATATGTATTCATAATCGTGTAGGGGATTATGCAGGGCATAAGCCCTGCTGGTTAAACTTATGCTATATTCAATCTTTTAGCTCTCATTTCATTAAGTTCTTTAGCCGTTTTATTGGCTGCTTCTTCGGTGGTTTCTAAAGAAGCCATACTCATGTCATAGCCGTCTATTACTAAATAGTAGCCTCTTGACTTCTTCACATAAAACTCATTTGCCTTATGGCTTTTCATGTAGCTTGTTGTTCTCATAATTTTCTTATGCTGTGGCAACCCCCGAAAGGCTGCCGGTTAAACTTATTTGTGTGACTCTCTGAAATCAAGTTCTACAATTTTGTGATATTTGTATATCTCATACAGACCAGTTTCACACCCCATAGCTGATGCAAGTCTTACAGCCTCTTCTAAAGCTATCATTACGTCTGAGCTTGCGTCAATAGCTTCATCCTTTGCCTTGTTGTATTCTCTATTATTTACTGCTGAATCCTGAACCTTTTCAGCTTCTTGTATTCTTTTTAGAGCTTCATTGATAACTCTGATTTGAGCCTTAATCTCTTTGATGTAAACATTGTTTGTTGTCTTCATAATCGTATGTGTTTAATTCGATATTGTCATGTCGTTTATCACATTGCAAAGATACATCTTAATATCGTATCTGCAAATCAAAAACGACATTTGATTACCGTTTTAATACTATTTAACGATACTATAATATCGTGTTATATGAGAAAAAACTACATTTGTATACACGATTATAATATTATTATTTATGGATTTAAAAGTAAAAGACCTTATCAAGCAAAAAGGCATGACAATGCAACAATTTGCTGAAATGTTAGGAGTGACAAGAGATACCCTAACAAGAAATATCAACGGAAATCCAACATTAGAAACTTTAGAGCGTATCGCGAATGCTTTAGAGGTTGATATTGCAGAACTGTTTGTGAGAAATACACCTGATTCAGAAGTAAACGGTTATGTTAAAGTGAAAGGAACTCTTTATGAAGTTCACTCTTTTGAGGATTTAAGAAAGTTGCTGGAATTGAATGTTTAATCAATAAAGTTTTAGCTATGAAAAAGGTTGTATTTATGTTGGCAATGATTTTGCCTATGTTTATTTTGTCTTCATGTTCTAAAGATGATGAACCAAATATCGACGGACAGTTGGTCGGAATTTGGGAGGAAGATACGAATTCTGAGTTGGAAGTGTTTTGCATAGAATTGAAGGAAGACGGAACAGGTTGCCAATGGGCAGAGGATTACGGGAAAATCGACGAATACGGTAAAAGTTATTTTGCCTGGAGCACGTCAGGAGGGAAAATTACAGTTATACATGAAAATGATGGAAGTATGACAATGGATTATGCCATCAGAAATGGAAAATTATATGTTTCTTATGAAGATGAGACAATTACGTATGTGAAGAAATAATATACAATTATTAGATTGTAAAGCCGGAAGCATAACGCTCCGGCTTTTCTACTTTTGTAATATTTTATCCAGCATTAGCAAAGACCTTTGGATAGTTCCTTTTCTGGTATTGAATTCTCAGATACCCAATAAGGCTTTCATAGTCGGTCAAGAAACCTTCATTGACCAAATCAGCAATCTTCTTTTCAAGCTGCCACAATTCACGTTGTTTTTGTTCCTCACCATGCTTATTACGTAGCATCTTTTCATGACTGTTGAAGATAACCCAGTTCAAGGCTTCACCGACCTTCTGCATGGCTTTAGGCATAAAGTCTTTGGGAACGATTTTCATGATGGCAGAAGAGAGTTCCCTATAAGCGTCCCCAGCATCATTCCGGTAACGAATCATTTGGTCAGAAACGAATTTGATTACATCATATTTGAATGACGCATTTAGCCACATAGCCAAATCAATGAACAATACAGGATGAACCCAGGTTCCACCGCATTTACCACGTGAACTTAAATAGGGAGAATTTTGCCCATTTAGATTTTCTTTTTCAACGATGGTAGCGATTAATTCCTTGGTTGATTCATTTTCAAAGTATTTCTTCAATTCTTTGTTTGAGGAGTTTCGTTCGTTCCATAACTTTACAAGCCTGGTAGCATTGAAATAGCCGTCAACGGTGCGTTGAATAACTTCTAAATTCCCCATTTGCCTTACCATTTCTTGATTTGTTTTCATGTCTCAGTGAATCTTAGATTAAAAAATTACCCCACCAAAGGCAAGCTCCTCACTTCTTACCGATGGCAGGGTTTATACTTTTCAGCCGTGAGGATAGCTGTTATTATCTCTTTGAGACAAAGTTACCAACATGGTGATTTTTAGCCTAAGATTGCTTAAACCAAGAACAAACAATTGGTAAAATGTTTCATAAAAATACCCCGAGCCTTTCGGAACGGGGTTACTTGATTAGTCCTTTGTTTTTCAACCTTTCTATAATTTGGTTGTAAAGATACTCTATATCCTGTCGGAAATCCTTATACTGCTGATAGATAAAAGAAACATCGGCGATATTGTTCGATATTACACACGGGGAAACATCCGGGAACACACCGGAAATCTCTGCCCGGATGCCGTTCGGCAGCCGTCCGCCGGCAAGCACACTAGGGGCGAAGAGGAACAACACAATGAAGAGGAACTTCTTTCGCTGGGTAACACTTTCCGGATTGGGCGGACAGTCCATCCCGGCCAACAGGTCCTTGAACCAGTCATAAATCTCCGGAATAAGAGAAAAATCGGTCAGGATGGGGGAGGATAGTTCCTGTTCACGTTCCGATAATCTTGATTTCTGTTCACGTATTGATTTCAACTCCACGATTGATGAAAATTCTTTTGTCATAGCACGATTTATTTAGTTGGAAATTCTTATATTTGCATCATAATCGTGTGGGGGAGTTGGCTTCTAATCGTGTGGGCTGGCTCCCTTTTTTATTTTATGCCAAGTAATATGCATTCAGGATGGCGAAAGCGTAGATGATAACCGTTACCAGACTGTCCAGGAACACCGCCCATGCTCCTAGCTTTTGGATCTGGCTGAAGCTCATGACCAGGACAACAAGGAAACACACCCACTGGCTTGAAAACAATCCCATCCCCAGCAATAAAAGTCCGATGGTATCCATGAAGAATGCAACATGAAGCCATGGATGCGCTATCAGATACCATCTTTTTGCTGTCTTATCTAGGTCCTGAAAGACTTTTGCATGTTGATATAGGGATTTACATCTGAACAGCTTCACAAGCTCGTACAGGGCTTGTATGATGATTAAGGCGTAGAATGCGTGTTTCATGGTCAGTAGTTTTTATCTCCGTGCTTGTACGGACGAAGTTCATTGTATTTCATTTTCTGCTTGATGTGCCAGAAGATGTCGATATTTCTATCCCGGCAGAAAGCGAATATCTCATTCAGGAGGATAAATGGTTCATCCCTGTAGAAGTTGTCGGTGACATAGGAGCAGATTCTAAACATGGACTCCGTGAAGGTCATATCAGAATAATCTTCCGTATCGCTTCCTTCGTAGTCGAAGCTATCCAAATCACACCCTTTCAGTCCGGCCAAATCAAGCAGACGAATACAGACATCAGCAAGTTCATCCTCCACGCTGTCTTTGATCCCATGTTTGAAAGCGTACATAAATTCCCCATCATCACGTTTCCTCTGTTTCATGTAATATTCAAAATTGACCCGGTTAGCATGTTTCCCTTTCCGGTCTGCCTCCACCGCTTCCATAAGTTCGGATATGACCAGACAAAGGAAATGTTCATCACTCAGGTTTTCTTCATGCCATCCGTGGGCAACTGCACACTGGTAGGCTTTATCTCTTAATTTGTTTAAGTTCATAATAATTGGGGGTTAATTAGTTAGAAATAAAATACCCGATAACCACTACTAAAGCAGTTATCGGGTATTCATAATGAATTATCAGTAAAATTATTCTTCTTTTTCAATCAAAGCATTGCGATGATAACCATTTCTAACATAAGAGTCTACAAAAATAAGTTCTTTATACCATTCGCCTCTCTCGTTCTTTTTATTTTGAAATCTAAAGAAACCTCTTACAAAGATGTTATTGTCATTTACTATTTTTCTAAACCAGCGAGAATCCATAACAATTACTTTCTGGCCACTCTCATTTCTGATTTTATCTTTAGTTTGGTAATCGTATATTTTGTCATCCAATCTAGTGATAGTACCAGGAGGAACAATAATTGTATCTACTTTTACGTACTTTTTAACTGCAAGATAGACAATCAATTTATTTATTATTTTCCCATACATTAATGATTTTTCCTCTTCGGGCATGTTAAAAAGCTGTTTGTCATTCAATAATGTCGGCCATGTATATATATTCCGAATATTATCTTTTGTTGATTCTGCATAGAAATACATATATAGTTTGCTATACCCTTCCTCTTCATGGAAAAGCCACACATATAATCTATTTTCTCCAAACCCATAAACAATAGTTCCACAATCTCTTGACAAAAGAATACCACATACGTTGTCATTATAGAACTCTTGAAAAAGTTGATGATCTATATCAAAGAAGTTTTTTGCACTTTTCTGCATAACTTTTTCAAACGAGGGCATTATGAGTTCTGGTAATCCCCAATCTGGCTTAGCATCACGAATCTCTGCTAAATGTCTTAGTCCATTAGATAAATATCCAAAATGTTCCTTATTATCTACCATTGGTACACCTAATCTATTTTCGGGTTCGTTATCGTCTGGGGTCAGCAGCCAAGAAATGATGGCTTGTTTACGAATTACCATAGTTTTTAAGAATGTAAAGTTTATAAATGATTTACTGGAATAAATTTCAGATATTTTTTTAGTTTGTCAAAATTTTGAATCATTTATTTTACGTACTTCTTCAAAGAAAACTTTCCATTATTCCTCAGTTGATGAGTCTATAATGTAATCATTTACCTGATAACCGCCACAAAGCAGATACCGGGTATTCACAAAGCACTGACAAGGGTTGTCAGTAAGTAAAAATGTTATTAATATGATATTTTAAGCTCTGTATCTACAAGAAAATCACTAATTCGATATTGATCACCCCAAAAGACTCCATTAAAATAAAACTTTATAGGATGAAACAAATCCTTAGGTACATAGCCATGTCCAAATGATTGAACACACATATAGTAATTAGGAAGACTATATAATCCTCTAAACCGACCACGCCCTGGATTTATAATCCTAATCTTTGATAAATAAGAATTTATGAAGTGTTTATTATTCCCATTAACGCTATTGCGCGTTATTAAATAATAATTTTCTACGTAAAATGTACGTATTTTTTTGATTGGTATAGGCTTCGACAAATCTAATCTTGTATTTGACGTTATTGTTTTCAATGTACACCCACATTGAATAACATCATTTACATTTATAAAATAGTCTCCATCAACTAACAAATAACCACTTTTAGAATATACGCCTTTAAGCATCTCAGACACTTCTTCTTCTGAATAGTCTTTGATATTCTCAGATTTACCATATTCCTTATACATTAACCCCCAATTCTCAGGGTGTTTATACACACTTTTAATAATGCTTTGTCCAGCCAGTTTAATATATCCTCCCATATATTTTAATTTTAAATTCCTCCAAAGATAAAAATTTCTTGAATTCAATGATATGTATAGCTTTATTTTTGTAATGATTATAAATTACCCTCCTCATTATGATATCTCCATGTATACATCTATTGCGAAAAATACACATAGAAGAATTCCGATTAATAACACTGCTAATGTTGTTTTATTTTACCCTCAAATCCGCAACCTATAGGGTTTCGTGGGAA